AGTAACTTCACCACGGTTAAGAATTGAAGTTGTTGTTGCTGCAGAAGGTGTAATATCTGCTGCCTTAACTGTTACTGTCCATGCAACGGATGGACCTGTTGCTGGGCGAGTTGTTAGAATACGTGCCTCATATGTACCAGCAACTGATGGAGCAACCAATGAAACTGTAAACTTTGCAGTTACATATCCTGGTGTACCAACTGTTGAGTTAACATCTGCTGAAAGTCCACCTGCTGCAATTGCAACTGTGGAAGTTGTTGTTTCAAGCAATGAGAGCGTTGCACTCTTTGATGAGCCTGATGGCTGTGTGAAAATAGCAGATAGCACAGTCGCTGTGTCTGCTGCTGTTTCTGAAATAAATGACAATGTTACTACCGCTGTAGCAGTCTCACCAGCAGTGATTGTGTCTGTAGCAGAATCAATCGTTAGTGTTGGTGCGATTACAGCAGCACTTGTCGGAAGCGCTGACATAACGCCAAAGGTCATCGCTGCAGCAAGACCTAGGGCAATTTTCTTCAATGAATTCATCTTTCTCCTTGTTATTTTATAATAAATTGAATTTTCCCAAGAAATCACGAACATCGTCCGTCATTTGCTTAGGTTCTAATTCTATCATACTTCTCTTCTTCTCTGCAAGTTGAGCAGCAGAAGCAGACCAAGTATGTACCTCAATAACTGTATTAGTAGTCTTTGGAGTATGTGAGATAGCACCAAATACCGCTCCAGATACAGCGTCTGCTAAGTCTTTAGATTTCTTGCGGGGGTGATCAACACGATTCCCCTTCATAATCTTTAACTCAGACATTTCCTCTAACAATAATGGAATCATAGGAAGCGCTACACGCTCTTCATAAATCATCATTGCTAAATCTTCATAGTGTTTCTTAGCAACAGAAACAGTTTCAGTTCTCATACCAACAGCCTGCAATTCATTCTGAATATCAAATGACTGCCATCGGTCAAAAGAAACCATACCGATGTTAAATCCCTGTCTTCGTAAATTCATAATCCATTGCTTTACTTCCGAAAGGTTAACTGGACCTTCAGACTTTGGCTCCCACCAAGCAACGGCATCGACCACAACCATTGGGGCTACCTGCTCATAGTCTTTAATAACTTGAATGTTCACCCATTTATCTACATGGGCAATTGCAATAGCACACTTGTCATGCTTCTGTGCAAGGTCAGCATGCAAATAATAAATCTTATCTGGGTCTGGTTTAAATGACTCATCAAACCTTCTAAATTGATCTAGTGGATTTCTAAGTGTCATTACCTTTTCTAGTTTTGTTTTATCTTTAAAGAAAGCATCTGACGCATATGTTGGCATACATGCAAAACGCATCATTGCATCACCAAGGTCTGTATAGAATGCAATCTTAAAATCATCAATCTTACGGGTTGGGTTTACTTCCCATGTAGGTCTTTTAAATGCTAGAACTTTTGGTATTTTATATGAGATGATAGTGTCTTCATCCCACGAAATTTCAAACTGATTTCCTGGGTCATCATGTGGAAGATCTTCATTAATAATAAACTTATGCTTACGCTCTATTGTTTCTTTTTCTGCAATAACGGATTCATATCGTTGTGAAATAAAGTCACCTTGATATCTAGGAAACGATAGCAATGCAACCTTACCAAGATCAGGAAAACGAGAATCTACGGTACCACGAAATGCTTTGTAAATATTTTCAGCAGTCTTGCCCTGCTCATTTCCAGTACCAACTTCAGATGCAAAACCAGAAATCTCATCAAGAACTGCCATAAACAAGTTCAAACCCTCATGTGATTCACGCTCTGAGTGACCAGAGTAAACTGTCACAGACTTGTCAAAATCAATTGAGTCTGCTTTTGGATTATACTTTCCTGCAAACCATGGCGATCTTTCAATCTTAGATTTAAAACCTTTAAAGAAAACATTCTTAGCCTGTTGAGCGTTAATAGCAACATTGATAATATCAATAGCGTCTCCTGCAGGCTTACCATAGTAAACTGCTGGGTCCTTTAGACATAAAAGTTTATACACTACATATGCACAGGCTACTGTAGATACGAAGTCCTTACCGCTACCCTTGCCAAGTTGCAAGATGATTTCATTCTTTGTAAACTTTTTATAGTATGATTCTCCAGCAGTATCACCTAGCAAAGTCTGTAGGTCTTCCTTCTTATATATCTGGCTCATTGCTTCTACAATTTGATACTGAATATCAGATAGTGGTGGTTGCCCAAGATAGTCTGGAGACTCAACAAATGTCTTTGCATCTACAGGAGTTTCTATAAAGTGATTTTCCTTAAGTACCTCAAGAAAATCATTGAACATCGTGGACAACTGTAATCACTTCTCCTTCTCTTGCAACGGCAGAAAGTCTTTGCATGATTAGGTCACGAACCTCTGGATGCTCAGAAGCAATGTCTCTTAAAATTCCAACTAGAACTTCTTGTCTGCGTTCTATCTCAACCATCTCTTCGGCAAGTTCTTTGTTCTCAAGAAGCCCAGCCTTTTGCAGCATATCAATACGCTTTGATTCAATGTCCATAACAAGTTTAATTGCAGCAGTCTTTGCACTAAGATTATTAGTCATACTTGCTTCATCAATAACTTCATAAGACTTTGAAATAAGTTTTGTGTAATGTGTATCTGCTCCTACAAGTGCTTCTTTTGCTCTAGCACGAATTGCAGAATTATCAGAAGCCATGGCTTTCCACTCATTAATAAGTGTAACAACACGAGTGCGTGGAATGTCTAACTCTTTTGAAATTACGGTTGGATCATTGCCTTTAAGGTATTCACTTACAACAGTGTTAACTTGGTCAAGGTGTTTGACTAGATCTTCTTCAGTTGACATACTTACCCTCTAGTCTATTGATTTCATCTTTAATATAAAAGATTGCCTTCTCTAAATCTTGAATTGTCTTTGCTTCATCTTTAAGTCCTGCTCTCCACAGATACTTAAAAGCATTGCCAATATTAAAATTTCTATGACGAGTGATCTGAATACACTCTACGCCTGAAGGATCAGATGTGTAGTGCATAGGGTGATTAACTTGATCAACTGTAATATTTAGATTATTACTCATCTTCTTCGTCCCATTCAAATGCTTCTGGCAAACCTCTTAGTGCCGTCACAACATAGGTTAAACCTACTGCACCTGCAACACCTAAACCAATTACTACCTTTTGCAACTTATTCATCGTTTTGATTTCCTTAATCCAAATTTAGCAAGGTAAACATAGATGGTTTCTACGCTTGCACCACACTCTTTAGCAATATCTTCTGGACTTTTCTTATCCATCAAATACCGCTTGCGTAGCCAAACTTCGCTTGTATATAGTTTACCAGCCATAGTATTATTTGTCAACCCCAATTGCTTTTGTCCAATTACTTAATGCCCAATGCCCAATACCGCATGCATCTGCAACATCGTTGTCTTCAATCTTCCTATCATAAATAGTATTAATAAACTTAATAGTTCTTTCTTTTCTAAGGTTTCTTTCATAGGCTTTATACCAAGAAACAGATTTACCAGGGTTTTGAGACCTGATGACTAACTGCTCTTCTTTAGAAATCTTTTTATTCCCAATAAAATTTTGCCAGGTTATTGGAGAAACCTTTCCAACAATCTCGGTTCCAGTTTGTCCTGCTGCTCCGAGTATTGCTCCTTGAACCAGTGCAAGATCAGCAGCAGTCTTAGGGCTATTCATAAATACGGTATGCTCAATTATGATAGCCTGAAATCCACCGTAGTGATCAAATACTGCCTTAACTCTATCACCAGCATTTAAAACCTTTTCGTAAATATCATTACCTTGAAACTGAATCTTTCCTACAAAACCTAGTTCTTTTGTTTTAGTATCAAATAAAGCAAAGGCAAGACTATTAGTGCTGGCATCAATAGCACATATAGTATCAGGCATCATTGGAATACCCCATTTAGTCTTGTTCATATTCTATGAACCCCTTTAATTCTTTTAACATTTTTGATACTTGCTTTGCACTAACATTACAGTTTGCACAAAATCCTGAATCATTGTATATAGATAGAGATGTGTCGCAACCACCCAAACATTTACGAACTTTTCCAATTCTTTTTTGTCTTCGTGTTGCTTGGTATCTTTCAGCAATTTTTTCTCTTGTAGCCTCTTCTCTACAAGTTTCACTGCAATATACCTGATAACTTACTTTTGGAAGAAAGTATGTATCACATCTGCTACATAGTTTCACTCAGTTCCTCCAGAGAAGCAATCTTTAATGTTCCCGTGCCTGCCTCTGCACACGCTGCCTTTACTGGGCATGTTTTACAAATCTTTGAGTTACCACGATAGTTTTTGGTTGGAATTGTTTGATCTTCCCAAGCCTTACGCACTTCACGCATCCATTTAAATGCATACTCTATCCACTCTCTATAGTGGTCATTGACTGCTACTGGAATAATCAACAAGTCATGATTATTTTTATTTTCATATATCAAGGCACCCTTTTGCTTGCCAAGAATCTTCATATAGATAAGCAACTGAATTAAATGCCCAGCCTTTGGCTTATTGGTTTTCTTTCTGTACTCATAGGCTTCATTCATCATTGTCTTAATTTCACCAACGATTTCTTCGCCTTCCCAGTTAATCATAGCATCGCCATATCCAAAAATTGGTGGATCATTAGCAATTACTTTAAACTCTGTTGTAGGCAAACCCTTGTCATCGGTATACTCAACTGCAACACCAGAAGATAGCATTGCACTCTGGATTCGATCATGGCCCATTGTTCCAGACCCCATATTAGCAACGCCGTAGGCATCGCTGTAGTCTTCAAACACAGTCCCATCAAATGCTAGATACCAGTATCTTGGACACTGACCATGCTGGTAGGCAATTGTAGATGGGGCAAAACTTTTCTTTTTAGTAAACTTTGGTCCACGATCTGCAACATATCCTGACTGAATCTTTGCAACCATATCCTCTGCATTAAAAATAATATTCTGCTTAGCCATAGCCTCTTTGTGCTCTGACTCTTTTAACATAACCTGCTTTAGTAAATTTTTTGTCATTTCATTCCCTTGTTTATATAAGTATATCAGGTTAGCGCATAATATATTTAAGTGCTGACACCAGATTATTTACTGCCTCTGCTGCAGTGTAATATATGTTCTTCTTTGCCCTGTTGTTCTTGTCTACATTAGCCATCCAAGTAGCCTTTAGCGCTAGTTTGCTGGCAATAGCCTGTAGTCTAACAATCTCAATTGTTGCAACCTGTATAGGAATGTCTGGTTTAATGATTAACTTAGCAATCATTGATAAAGCAGCAGTTAACTCTTCATCATCCATAAACTCTGCTATCTCTACTAATCCATTAACCTGTTCTAATGTTGTTGTATCAGTCATACTATTCCCCCTCTACTAACTGCTCTAACATATCTAATTCAATTATAGCAAGCCTTACCTTTTGTGTACCCTCGCCTAAAACAATTACTAATGCTGGATCCATGCTTTTCTTAAGAGCATCTGTAACTGCTTTAGCCCAAACATCTTGATTTAAAGTAAATGATTTTGAGCACTCTTTAAAATCAATAACAAAATTATTCCAGGAGGCATCGCCCTTGGTGTTATTTCTACCAGAATTTTTATGTTGTTTAGCACCAAGTCTTTTAGATTCTGATCTCTCACTCATTAACAAAATCACCCTTTTTCTTTTTTCTTGGTACTAGTTCAACCTTGCTCACATGTTTTTGACTACACATCCAAGTAGTGTCACCTGACTCTGGCCAAAATCTAAAAGATGCAACATGCTCACTACATTTCTTGCATGTAAGTTTTCCATTAAAAACAATAAAGTCTTTATTAGCCATTAGCCAACTTACTCTTTAAACTTTCTTGTAGATCAAGGTCTTCTTTAACACGATTGATAAAGCCATCTCTTCCCTGAACCTTTGTTCCATCATCTAGTTGATACCATGCACCAGTTCTATTAACAAGACCTGATGCCTCTGCTGTATCTACAAGATCTCCAATAGAGTCGATTCCAACCTCATCCCCTCTAAAGTAAAAGTCATACTCGCCTGATTGAAATCCTGGAGAAGTTTTAGAGAACTGCAGTTCCCAACGAATCTTTCTTCCAATTTTTTCTTCAATCAACTTATCACCAATCTTAATCTTGCCCTTAATGGCCTGATTGTCTGATTCTGACGAGAACAATTTAATAACTGTTGACGAGTAAAATTTAGTAGCCTGTCCTCCAGTAGGTTGCTGACTTGTGTACATTGCATTAATATTATTACGTGACTGAGAAATTAAAACAAAAAGTGTTGGTTTAATTTTATTGTTTGCATAGTTAATCATCTTCCATGCGTTACTAAAGTCACGAGACTCCGCACCAATTTGCTTTGTATTTTCTAGTTGCTTGAGTTCATCTGAATCTTTTTCAAAATAAATTGCAGGAAGCAAGGAAGTAATTGAATCAACAACTACAATATCAACACCTGCATTGATTAGGTTTGTACCTACATCAACCATCTCATTAATTGTTCTAGCCTGCGAATAAATTAACTTAGATGAGTCAACGCCAAGTCTTTCTGCCCAAGCCTTATCATATGACATTTCTGAATCAATCCATGCACAGATCTTGCCTTCCTTTTGTGCTAGACCAATCATCTGAAGGCACAGAGAGGACTTTGCAGACGATTTAGAGCCCCATATAAGTACTTGGCGACCATAAGGTAAACCACCTGATAGTGCACGGTTTAAACCAAAACTAGGGGTTGCTGCATATTCTGTAGGTGGAACTGAGTCTCCTACCATAATAGTCTTACGCAACTTAGGGTTAAGTTGTGCTAATACTTCTTCCATTGTTACTGACATTAAAATCGTACTCCATGCTTCTCTGGTCTAGTCTTATTAAATTCCGCTTTTTGTTTTAGAATATAGTCAAGTGATTCTCTAGTATACCCTGCTTCAACCATTCCCGCATAAAGGTCTAGTGTGCGAATAATAATGTCTGCAAACTCTTTAGCAATTTCTTCTCCACCCTTATCTTTACGAACAGCCTCCATAACCTCAGTTACTTCTGAGACAATCATCATGCACTGCTTTGCAATAAAAATATCATTAATTGCATCATGATCTTCTGGGCTTCCCCAAAATCCTTTTTCTACTGCAATCTTGTGCAGGTCAATTGCTAACTGATCAAACATTTATATCCTCCAGTGTTCTTGTTCCATCTTTTGTTTTACCAAAACTAAACTTGTATGCCTTGCCTTCTTCTATGTGCATATATGCTTTAGAAAACGCTGTAGGAAATACAGTAATTGAATGTAAATCTCTTGTCGTATCTGCAAGAGTAAGAGTTGCCATCTTTTTGCCAGCCTTAGTTAGTCTTGGCTTAAATGATATTACAAACATCTCTTCATCTTTAAATGGTAATTGCTTGTAACTTAAAAACTTAACCAGCGCATTGCTAGAATTTTTTATTTCATCAACAGGAATTGTAGACACAATCCTATTGTCACTTGCAAGAATAAGATAACTGCGACCAGTCTCAATGGTCGTACCTTCATCATCAAATATACCGATGCTCCCA